AGAGGTGTTACTATCGAGTCTGACTACGAAGTAGCAAACCAAAGAAGAGTATTAGTCGCTTCGCAAAGACTAGGTTTTACCGACCTTATCGATGCTTCAACAGCGTGTCATACACTTCAGTATAAAGCTAGTTAATTAGTTTTAGAAATCCCGTGGTGGGGGCAACCCCACCACACTTTTTATAGGAAAACATATGGCGAATTTAGTTACATTACAGCAATACAAGGACTTTGCAGGTTTGCAAAGCTTAGTTAACGACGCTCGTATAACTATAGTTATCGGCCAAGTTTCCCAACTCATAAAAACTTATTGTGGAACTACTATAATAGATTACGCAAGTACTAATAAAGTTGAGTATAAAACAATAAAAGATTCCATAGTAGATACTATAATACTAGATGAGTCTCCTTTGATACAGGTAGTATCCGTAGAAGAAAGAACAAGTCAAGCAGATGCATATACAACACTAATTACAGATAATTCTGACAGTAGTGGTAAATATGAATATGTTGTTGATGATGAATCCGACAGTATAATAAGAACAAATAGTACAAGTAACAAGTATTGGCCTAAAGGCGTAAAAGCAGTAAAAATTACTTATAAAGCAGGGTACACAAGTACTCCACAAGATTTAAAACTAGCAGTATTTGATTTAATTAAGTACTACATGAAAGACGAAAGAAAAGAAAGAATGCAAATAGCAGGCGCAAGCGTAGAGAATCAAATATCTTCTAGCTTAGCGGGTAACATAGGATTCCCAGACCATATCAAAAGGATATTGGACATGTATAAGATTTATAGCTAATGGCTAAAAGTACTATAAAGCTAACAAAGCTTAAGGGAACTAAGTCCATGTGGACTTTTGATGAATCTGTAACAGATATGCATGGAGCAACTCTCGGAGAGTTAGCTAAGGATATTTCAGAAGATTTAGTAGCTAATACAGACAGAACTAGATCTAAAATGGACTCCGTTATGTATGGTCAGTTAGTAGGTATAAATGAATATCTAGCAACTTTACATAAATTAGGAATAAAGTTCGGAAAAATCTTTGGGGGAGGCTCCGAATTAGCCCAAGGTACTATGACTGGTTTAAGAAAAAATCTAAACCAACTTAGTAAAACTATTTATAAGTTTGCACAGCCTGGAGGACCCGGAGGTGTAAGATTTAATATAGACCACAAGGAAGTAAACGTAGCTTTAGTGTCTTTAGTACTTATCTATCAATACTTAGAAAGTGTAAGACAAGAAATATTAAAAGATGCGGGTTCTAATTCAAAAACTTTATCTAATAAAGGAAGAAAAGGTTATTCAGCAGAACCTACCTTAGGAATAGAATTCGGACCTCCTAGTAGAAGAGTAAAGGGCACAATGACTGATAGACAGTTAGATGAGTTAATAAGAGATGTTCAGTACTCCATAGCAGCAAGTGCTTCTTTAGAAACAGTACTAAGAACTACACAGTTAGATGGAAAAAGTATAGCAGAAGTAACAGAATTATACTTAGTAGGTAACAACTATGATTTAACTACTACAAAAGAAAAAGTTATAAATGTTGCAAAAGGTGCAAAAACAGTATTTAGAGTAACTAGTAAGGCTTTTAATAATGAAAAGGGTAAAGTTGAAAAGTACTTAAAAAGAATTCCTTTTTTAAGTTATTTAAAAGGAGTTGCAGGAACTAATAGAAAATTATTTGCCGATATGGGTAAAAACTTTCAGCCTGGCAAACCAAAATCTTTGAGCAAACTAAAAGGTTCAAATTCAATGTCAGATGAAATTGCTAACCAAATGGTAAAAACTTTAGTAGGTAAAAAGACAAAGACTTACAAAGCTAAAGGCAAGAAAACAGTTACAAAAAGCATGAAGACCAATAAAAAAAGTACTTCAATGCAAGCTGATATAGCTACTAACGCAGCTTTAACTGCAAGAGCTTTTAAGGAAGCAGCAAGACTAGTAGGCTCAAGCAAGACTAAAAAATCTAACAATAAAGAAAAAGACATGGCGTTAGATCAAAGAGAAATTAACAAGTTGGTAAGTAGAATTAATAAAAGACTACCAGCAGAAGTAAGAAGACAAATGGGAAGACCTGCACTTATAAACAGAACAGGCAGGTTTTCAAATAGTGCTAAGTTATTACACTTAAAAGCAACTAGAGGCGGGTTAACTGGAAAATACAGTTATTTATTAAGACCTTATGAGACTTTTGAAAATACTGGGGAAAGACAGTGGTCTCTTGGGTATAATCCTAAACCTCTTATAGCTAAAAGTATAAGGTCACTAGCACAACAAATTACAAAAACGAAAATGGGAATAACACTTAGGAGAGCATAATGGCAAGTACTTATAGAACAGCTAGAAAGAAAGTTTGCGATGCTTTGGTTAAGAAGATTCAAGGAATTGATGGTCAATTTCCCAATAATTCAAATGTATTTATGAATGCCCATACAGGTATGAAGTTTTTAGATGAAATCCAAGAGTTCCCGAAAGTTTGCGTGGTAGCTGGAGATGAAGCTAGAGAATATCAGCCTAATGAATTCAAATGGCGATTTTTGAGTATAGACATAAGAGTTTATGTTGAAGACCAAGACGACCCACAAGAGGTCTTAGCTCTATTAATGGAAGACATTGAAAGAGTGGTAGACAATAACGATGTGATGATTTACGATGATACTGTAAGTCCACATCTAAAAACGACTTCCTTAACTTTGCAGTCAATGTCAACAGACGAAGGTGTATTAGCACCACTCGGAATTGGCGAATTGACTTTAGAGTGTAGGTATTAAACGAAATTACACAGCTGATAATAATCTAGCTAAGTACTTTCAAAGTAAAAAATAGGAGAAAGCAAAATGGCTTTAAATCTATCGAGAAATACCAAAGTATTTGTCAGCTCCGTAAATGGAGTTGGTGCAACAGGTGGAGTAAAAACTGCCCACGTAAGTACTGCAGGAACAGGATATGCCGTAGGCGATATCGTAACACTAGGAACAACTAGTGGTAGCGGTACCGGCTTTAAGTGTATAGTTCTAAGCATTACTGGTGGAAGTTCTACTGGACCAGTCGCTACTATTGGTATCCCTAATAACTTTAGGGGAGCAGCGTTCGCCGCAGCGGAAACTGCTACAGAAACAGCCGTAGAAAACTACGCAGGAACTAATAATGGTTCTGCTAGTGGGTTAATTGTAACTGTCGATTCAATCGCAGCTACACTAACTACAGACGGATCTAGAATTGGAACAGGTAAGTTCAAAGGAAATGAAGTAGATACAAATACTTTTAGACTTGGTGTACTAGATGGATACAGCTTCTCACAAGGAAGTGATTCAACAGACGTAACCATATCGGAAGCAGGTGCTACACCAAACAGGGGTTCAAAAAGATTCAATGACTCTTTACCACCAGCAGAGTGGTCTTTTGCAACATATGTAAGACCTTTCAAGCATGGTGCAAACAGTTATAGAGCAGATGGAACTTTTGATTGTGTAGAGAATATTCTCTGGGCAGCACTATCAGGTGTTGGATTACCAAATGCAGCAGACACAGCAGGTGCTGGTGTTGAAGTAACTACAGGTTCTCAGTTTGGCTCATTATGTAAATTTGACCAATCAGACGTCCATGAACTTATGAAAATAAACTTGTTCTTCGCACTAGAAAATACAACATACAGGTTAAATGATGCACAGATTAACCAAGCAGAAGTCGATTTTTCAATCGATGGTATAGCTCAGATCTCATGGTCTGGTAATGCTACTACTATTGACCAAGTCGGCGAGGCTATAGAAGACCCTTCTAAGCATATTATTCAGGGCACTTCAGCAGCAACTCCAACTAGTTCTAATACTGATACATTTGCGGAAACGTATAATTATGCAGATACAACTGGACCACAAGATGCAGATTACTTAAGAAATAAACTTTCAAGTTTATATCTTGATACTGACTTGCAAGGTGGTGGATCAGCATCAAATGGTTTAGATAATAGAACTTATGATATTAATATTACAGGTGGTTCTCTAACTATTGCAAATAACGTTACTTATGTAACACCAGAAACTATTGGTGTTGTAGATAAGCCGATTGGCTCATTTACAGGTGCTAGGGTAGTAAGTGGTTCTTTAACCATGTACCTTGATACTAAATCTAATGGTTCAAACCAACTTCTAACCGACTTAGCAGGAGCAACTGACCTTGTGTCTAACGTATTTGATATGCGTTTATTCATGGGTGTAG